TCAAGGAGGAAAAAATGTTTAAAGAATTTTTAGAAAAGTGCCTAAGATATGAAAATTTGTATATCTTAGAAGAAACAGGGAATAGAGAAAGAATTAAAAGAGTTAGCAAAAGACATGGGAAAGTAACAGAAGCAAGTATATTGCTATTTGATTTCAGAACTAAGAGAACGACAATAAACGAAATATATCTTAACAGTCAAGGATATTTCGTGGTTAGGGATCAGAAAAGATTGAAAATGGAAAAATTTAATTAACAAAAAAGCACTCCGAAGAGTGCTAATAAAAATTCATAAAAATCTATATTTTGTGTTTATTTTAGCATAGAGTTATGAAAATTACAAGATATAGGGAGAGGAAAGAAATGAAATATACAATAAACGGATATTCTCAGGAAAAATTACTGAAAAATAATTTGGATTTATCTGACAGTTTGATTTTAAGGGTACTGGCGGATATTTATTCAAGTAATAGTAAAAAGATTGAATATAAAATTATGAACAATGATAAGTATATGTGGATTTCTTATGGTTATTTATTTGAACAGATACCAGTTATAGGATCTGAAAGAACACTTGTAAGAAAAATAGATAATTTAATTGAAAAAGGGATGTTGAAAAAGGAACTTGTAACATCTAAAAAAGGAATCAAGGGAAGATTTTTATATGTTTCTTTTGGAGAAAAATATTTTGAATTAACAGAATATTCAAATAATGTAAATAAGAAAATAGAAGTGAAGGAAAAAGAAGATAAAGTGAAAAAATCAAATAACAGTTTGTCATCTGAAAACACCAAATGTCAAATTGACACCGACCAAATGACAAAATGTCATGAACCAAATGACAAATTGACATCATACCAAATGACAAAATGTCATAACAAAGATTCATCTATAGATAATACATCTATAAATAATAATATATTAAATAATACATATGTGAAAAATGAATTTTCACGATTGTGTGAAGAAATAAAAAATAACTGGATAGAAATTGCTCATGAATATAAATTATCAGGTACACAATTAAAAATAACTGAAAAACGAAAGAGAGTTATTAATAATTTACTGAAAGAGTATTCGTTGGAAGAAGTAATACAGTCAATGGAAAAAATACACACATCCAGTTTTCTGCAAGGAAATAATAAAACAGGTTGGCAAATAGCGTTCGATTGGTTTATTAACAAATCGAATTTCTTAAAAGTGCTCGAAGGAAATTATGACGATAAAGCAAATAGTAATAATTCTGAAAAAGAAAAAAAATTCCAAAATTATCAAGAAAAAGACTTTGTTGGAGTAACTGACGAAAGCATTGCGAATTTATTAGGAGGATTGACAGGAAATGAATAATCAAGAATTTAACGAAGTATTTAAATTGCTTTTAGCAGCTTATCCAAACACAAAAGACAAAGAAAGTGTCGCAACTATTTATTTTTTGACGATTGCAAATGAGTTGACTAAAAAAGAATTTGCAGAAGCAGTTGTCAAAATCTTAAAAACTAGGAAAAGTGGGTTTATACCACAACCAGCTGAAATTTTAGAAGTTGCTAAAAAAAATGCTGACATCGAACATCAAGTGATTTTAGCTAAAAAAATGTTGATTGAGGGGGTTAGAAAAGTCGGCAGTTCAGGAATGGTGGCTTTTGAGGACAAAGGACTTCATGCTGTAATCGATTTTCTTGGTTGGCGTAGAATTTGCACAATGGACAAAGTTGAATTTGATAATTTTTTAAATTTTCAGTTTGATGGAATTTATAAGGATTTTTTAGAAAATCCATACGAAACAAAAAATTATTATTCAGGCACATATAAAATCATTGGACAAGCGAAACTGAAACTTATCACTTATGCGAGTGTCGGTATAAAAAATACTAAAAATCTTAATTTTATTAAGCTAGAATATAAGCCGCAAAATGAAGTTAGAGCAGTTGATTTTAGTGAACTTAGAGAAAAAATGCTGATAGGAGGATAAATGCAAAAATTACAGGAAGAAAAGAAAAGGCTGGAAAGTAACAATGAAATTCTGAAAGAACAGATAATGAAAGAAAATATATAAAATCAGGAGGAAATAAAAAAAATGATAAACGAAAAAATATTTAAAATAGTAAAACAATCAATGTTAAGTGACAGAAATATCACAACAGGAATAATAAAGGAACAAAAGATAACAGAAAAATTTATTCAGATTATTGTTTCCGAACACGGAGATACAATTACGATAAAAAGAGAAACTAAAGAAAATCTGAGAACTTTTTGGAATATATCGGTAGTATCGGATTACAATTTTAAAGAATATATTGAAAAATATAGCATAACTTTTACAGAGTTCAGAAGAAAAATGGAAGAAATTATCGAAAAGAATGATGTCGAAGATAAAGATGTGTACGATATTGTTGAGGAAGCACTAAAAAATATTTCTGAAAGAAAATTAGTATCAAACGGCAAAAAGGAGTAAACGATGTATAAATTTACAATACCATTAAAGGCTTTGAGTTGGAACTCTGCCTACAAAATCGCTAGAAACAAAATGATATTAAGTGACAACGGAAGAAAATTTAAAGAGTACTGTTCTGAATTTTTAAAGGAACAGCACACAGAAGATAAGTTGCTGGAAAAAGATTTGAAAGTAAAAATAATTTTCCAGTATAAAGAAAATCGTAAAAAAATAGATGTTGATAACGGATTCAAGCTATTAATTGACAGCATGAAAGGGATAATTTTTAAAGATGACTGCCAAATCTATGATTTACGAGGGATAAAAGAAATTGGGATGTTAAGAGATGAAATACAGATTTTTATTGAGGAGTTGAAATAGATGGAAGCATTGAAAAAGTTTGATATGGATGAACTACTAAAAAGACAAGTGATGTTGGATAAGAAATTTGATGAAAAGAAAACTTTAAGGGAAAGAACACAAATAAGAACGTTTGTCGCTTTTATTGCTGAATTAGGAGAACTAACTCAAGAACTCAAAAGTGAATGGAATTATTGGAAAAATAACACAGAAAAAATAAATAAAAGAAAAGTTTTGGAAGAGCTATCGGATTGTCTTCATTTTTACTTGAGTTTTATCAATCAAAGTATATTTAGGAATCCAGGAAACGAAAGTGTCAAGTATCACAAAAGGTATATCGAAAATCTAGAAGTAGCTTTAATATTTTTGTCAAAATTTTCAGGAGAAAAAGAAAATAAAATAATAGCAGCAATGCTAATCATAGCTGAATATGTAGGAGCAACAGAAGATGAGTTTTTACAAGTTCATCACGAGAAATGGCTCAAGAATATGAATGAAAGAACGAAAGAAGATTATTAACTTATGTATACATAAGTTTGAGTGTATAAGTAAAAATAGGAGGAATATTAATGAATGAATTAATAAGAATAGAAGTAAACGAAAATAACGAGCAAGTAGTTAGCGGAAGAGAATTACATAAATTCCTGGAGGTAAAATCAAGATTTAATGACTGGTTCAACAACAGGATAGAAATGTACGGATTCACTGAAAACGTTGACTTTGTAGCTATTACTAAAATTTTAGTAACAGCTCAAGGGAATAAAAGCAGCTATAAAGATTATTTGATGAAAATAAGCATGGCAAAAGAACTGGCTATGATTGAGAACAATGAAAAAGGGAAGGTAATAAGAAAATATTTTATTGAATGCGAGAATATGTGGAACAGTCCTGAAATGATTTTAATGAAAGCAAATCAGATTCAGAGCAGAATGATTGAGGACTATAAAAAAGAAATTCAGGATATAAAAATTGAACTGGCTTATCAAAAAGAAGTTGTCGCAGGAGTAACAGAAAACATAGATGTTTATCAGAAACAAAAAATACTAAACAGAGTTGTGAAGCACAAAGGAAGTAATTTTAGCAACAGATGGAATGAACTATATATAGTTTTTAGAGAAACATACGGCATAGATTTGAAAGCTAGGCGGAAAGGCTATGATTTGAAGCAAATCAAGAGTGGAGATAAATGTAAAAGTGTGCTAGATTATGCAGTTAAATTTGGACATTTAGATAATTTGTATAATATAGCCTTGAAACTGTATGAGACTGATATGGATGAGATTATTCGTAATATCAGAATTGGATTGAATTAATGATACAAAAGGACAATGGCAACTAAATATAATAACTGTGATTTAAAATAATCCTTGCATTTTAAAAGTAATATGATATAATTAAATAGGGGCAGTATGAAAGGGTTAATTGATATAATCAAAAACATTTTTAGGAAAAAAATGGAGGTAAAACCGATGAAAGCGGTAGAAATAGCATACTATTTAATAGCTTTAGCGAGGGAAAAAGGGTTTAGTATAACAAATTTGAAATTGCAAAAAATGCTTTATTTTATCCAAAGGGAAGAAATAAGGAATGGAAGAGTCGCATTTGAGGATAGAATAGAAGCGTGGCAATATAGACCAGTAATCCCAAATGTTTATTATAGATTTGCTGGGTATGGACCAATTTCTATTGTGCTTGATATAAATTCGAGAGACATTATAATGCAAGAGGATACAAAAATTAGCGTTGATAAAATTTTTGAAGAATATATTGGACAAAATGTATGGAATATGGTAGATGAAACGCATATCAAAGGAAATGCTTGGGTTATTGCATCTGATAGAGGATATAAATCAGAAATAAGAGTAGACGATATAAGAAGAGAAATTGGAGCACTAAATAATGTCGGATGATGATAAATACAAACAGATAAGAAATTTTTTATTTGAATTATACAAAAATAATAATTTAGAGAACGACATTATATTTCAATACAATAAACTTCTAGAAATTTATGGAAAAGGAAAGTTTAGACACCAATATTCAAGATTATTAGTTATTCTTTTTGAATTTGAACAAGTTGATGAAATTGATATAGAAATCTTAGGACATAAACTTAAATTTTTGTATTCTAAAATCGAAGAAAATAGAAAATATTTTAAAAACAAAAAATATTTTGAAGGAAATATAAGAAAATTATACGATCATATTTCTTTAGAAATTCAAAGAATAAATTATATGAAAGTGATAGATAATAAAACTGAAGAAAATAAAAGAGAATTGATTCGAAGTTTGAATCAAAAAGATGACAACCTAAAGAAATTGATTCAAACATATGACTCAGAAATAAAGAAAATAGATGAAGAAACAATGAAAAAAATGGGAATGTATTTGTCTGTATTTACACTAATTGCTGGAAATATAGCAGTCCTTTTCAAAGGAATTGAGGTTTCGCCATTTGAATTAGCTGGTTTAATATTTATTGTAAATTCAACATTATTAATATCAATAAGAACATTGTTTTATTTTGTGGATAAGGATAAAAAAGTGAACAGAGACGTAATGGTTATATTCTTGGTTGGAATATTGGTAGGTTTGTTTTTTATGAGTTTTAGTCCTAAAAATCATATTAGAAAAACAATAGAAAAAGATACAAATATACATGATACTAAATAAAATAGTATCATAAAAAAATGGAAAATTACGAAAAGAAAATTTACAAATTGAATATTGAAAATGAGTACATAAAAAAGAACTAGAAGAAAAAAAGCAAAAGAAATAATCACAGTTATTAATTTAGCTGTGATTTTTTTATGTAAAAATGAAAAAATATCTAAATTTTACATTTTGAATAAAAAAACAATTGATTATGGAGAAAATAATGAATGAAAAAGAAATAATAGTCAAAAGAATAAAAACAAATATATTATATAATACAGAAATGAGCAACCGTGAATTTGAGTTTGCAAAACTTAATGCCAATTTATTCAAGGATATTAAATTTATTAAGAGAAGGAAGGCTAAGAGAAATGGCAAATGCTGAAATCTCGGATCAGGAAATAATAATAACGTTGCCTGTGGAAAAAGTTTATCCAGGAATAAAAGAGAAATTAGAGGAATACTTAAATCGTTTTCCAATCAAGGTTATTCCTGTGAAGAAATTATCGCAAGCACAAAATGGTTTGATACACGTGTTATTAAAGCAGTTTGGAGATGAGATTGGATACACCTTGATAGAGATTAAGGAACTGATGAAAGAGCAGTTTGCAATATCCACAGACAGATTAGACTTTTCAACAGCAAAATGCGATATGGAAACAGCAAATGATTTCATATCGTTTATCATAGAACAGGCATTGGATCTTGGAATAAATTTATATATTTTAAGCAAATGCGATAAAAGATATAAGCATATCCTCGAGATTGACAACATAACTCAAAGATATGTTATCGCTTGCTTAAAGTCAAGAACTTGTGCAATTTGCGGAAGAAAAGGGGCGGACTTACATCATTGGAAAACAATTGCAAGTGCTGCTGGGGCTTATGAGAATGACGATGGACTAAAAACGCCATTTATGAGCTTGTGTAGAATACATCACAATGAGTTTCACGAAAAAGGGCAAAAGGAGTTTGAAGAGAAGTATCACATTGAAGGTGTGTGGTTGAATCCGCAGTTGGTTTATGAGTTGTTGGGAGTTTATCCCAATCACTTTAAATTGTTTAGGAAAAGGCTTAAAGATGGGGATTATAGAGGAATTATTAAGGAGGAAAAATAATGGAAATATTGTACAAAATAGCAGGAGTGATGTTTTCAGTTTCTATTATAGCATTTTCGATATTGTTTATGATAGTTTGCTTTAATGGTGTTATTTATGAATACAAGGAGGCAAAAAACAAAACAGGTTACTGGCTTTCGCTATATACTGCACTTTTAATTTCAGGTGCTTTAATATTTTTAGCAGCAGCAGGAATAAAAGGAATAGTGTTAGCGTAGTTCAGTAGCAGAAAGTTATTTTTATTAGAGAAAGGTTAGGAGGAGAAATGAAAATAGCAATATTGTTATTATTATTAGTACCAATTTTATTTTGGATTACATTTATTTGGTCAATATTTGAAAATGCAGTAGAAAGAATGAAGAATTATAATCTGCTCGGAATGTTAGCAAGTTTAGGTTTTGGGATACTTATGGCTTACGGATTGTATGAGTTTTTATTGAAAATAATAGATCCAGGATAAAATCATTTGGAACAAGGAAGATGAAAATAAAGCAAGTTTTGAAAAAATATTGAATAAAGACAAGTATAAAAAGAAATAGGAGAAATTGAAATGAAAAAGTTATTATTAGCAGGACTTTTGGTAATAACTATAAGTTGTAGTACATATTATGAAAAATTTCAGCAAGAGTGTAGGCAATACAAAGTTATCAAAAAGTTGAAATCTAAAACAAACAAAAAGGTGTATCTGAAATTTGAAAATGGCAGTATATATGAGGTATCGCCAATAATGAAGTATGAGGACATAGAAGAAAATCATAAATTGAGGAAATGTGATTTTTAGAAAATTTGAAAAAATAGGACAATGGGAATTGAATATTTTTGGTTTTTAAAAATGAATCTTTTGGGGTATAATATAAAATAAGTATTATTATACAACAGAGGTGAAATATGAATGACTTGGAAAAAGATTATTTAAAGAATGAAAGTGGTGGTAAAAATGCGATTAAAGGATATAATTTTCAGAGTTATGCAGGAATATATTATATGTTAGTTCTATATAAAAATAATAAATCATTCAAAATAGGATTTGAAAAAGCTGATGATATAGAAATTTTATTAGATAATATGAAATATAAAATACAAGTTAAAAGTTCTAAAAATGGATTAACATTAAATAAAATATTAAAATTATCAGGTAAGGAAAAGTTGTCGATATTTCAGAAATTGATATTAGATAAAACGTATGATTGTTATAAAATATGTTTTCCTATTAAAGGATTTTCAAATTTTGAAAAGTTAAAAAAATGTGGAAACTTAGGAATAGGAGAAGAATGCAGGTACATAGAAGAAAATAGTGAAATATTAAAATTATTAGAAGAAAAAAATATAGACATAAGAAAAATATTATTACAAGAATTACCTTTTTCTGAGAAACATGATCATGCAAAAAAATATATATTAGGTTTAGTGAAGTCAGATATAAAAAAAATTGAATTTGATAATGAAAGTTTTGATAGTCTTGTTGGTGTAATTTATCAATATTCAGCTATTGAAAATGATGAAAATCAATATATTGATAATACATATTTTGAAAAAATAGAAAATCAGAATTTACTTCAAAAAGAAATTGAAAAAAATTTAGATTTTATAGAAAATGAAACAAATAGCATTATAAAAAGTAAATATCATAAATCAGTGATTGAAATAAAGTCAAGAAGAGAAATTTATGAGGAAAAATTTAAGAATATTGAATTGTCAGAAATTGGAGAAAAAAAATTTTATGATTATTTAAAAAAAGAAATTGAAAGAATAAAATTAGTAATAAAAGAAGACGAATATATCTTGGGTGCATATATAATTATAAAATATTCAGAAAAGGTGATTGCAATATGGAAATGAAAATAAAAAAAATAAAAATTATAGAATTCGAGAAAGGAAAATTTGGAGAGTATTTTTTTTCAGAAGGAGTAAATATTATAAATGGAGGAAATGGTTCTGGAAAGTCAAGTTTAATAAAATCTATAATGTATTGTTTAGGATACGAAATAAAAAACTGGTCTACTAATTTCAAAGTAAATGGAATGATATTTGAATTGAACATTACTGTAAATGGAAAAGAATATTCATTAAAGCGATTTAGAGAATATTTTATCTTAAATAATAAAATTATGAAGCTGTTAGAATATAGAGAAAAAATATTAAAATGTTTGAATATAAAATTAAAATTGAGTCTATCTAAAGCAAATAGTGAAGTAATTCCATATCCTACAGATATTTTGATGTATAACTATCTAGATCAAGATTCTTCATGGGACGGAAAAATTTTTTACAATAATCATAAAAATTATAGTATGTATACCAAAAAAGAATTAGAAAAAATACTTTCATATTATTTGGGAATAAGTAATGATTTTATCAATGAATTGATTTTAAAAGAGAGTGATTTAAAAAGAAAATCTGATAGTTTAAAGCAAAATATAGAAAAATTAGAATACAGCCAAAAAATTTTAAATTATGATGAAGAAAATAAAATATCATTGGATATTAATGATTTTGAATTTGAAATCAAAGAATTGGAGAAAAAGTTAAAAAATATTTATAACGAAGAAAATATAATTAAATATAAAATATTTGATACAACTAAAAAGATTCAGGATATTGATTTAGATATTAGAGAATTGGAAGTAATTTATTCAGAGTTGAAGGGAAAAAATAAAAAAATGGAAAAATTTATCTGTAAGACTTGCAATTCAAAAATAAATCAGGAAATGTTTTTAAAAAAATATGATATAGAAAAAGATATGTATTCTATTTTTTCAATATACGAATTACAAATAAAAGAAAAAGAAAAATTAGTAAAAAAATTAGAAAAATGTACTCAAGAAAATGAAAATATAAAAAAAGAACTTTTTAAGATTGAGAATATTTTAAAAACTAAAAAAGAAAATATATCTTTAAAAGAAGTTATAGAAAGTAAAAGTAAAATAGAAGGGATAAAAAAGATAAATGAATTTTTAAATAAATTCAAAAAAGAAAATAACTTAATTCAAGTTGAAATAAAAGAATTGAGCAAAAAAATTAGAAAAGAAAAAGATAAAATGAAAATTTTAACTGCAGAATATAAAAATAAATTTAATACATTACTAGATGAAATAAATTTATTATTTGAAAAAATTGATTTGGAACAGATGAAAGATAAATTTTTAGACTTTTCAAAAATGCCTGATACTGGGGCAGCTAAAAATTTATATTACATGTCAATTTATTTTGTTTATTGGAAGTTATTAGATGAAAGTTCTATTATAAAAATACCATTTATATTAGATACTATAATAAAAGATGAAATGGATATATCAAATAAAAAAAATATAAGCAAATTGATAGAGGAAAATGTTTTGACATTAGAAAATCAAATTATATTTGGATATACTGAAAAAGCAAATATAGTATTGAAAAATAGATACAATAATGTTATAGATTTAGCATCTAAAGAAAGAGTTTGTGATAAAGAAATTACTGAAATAGAAGAAAAAGTTTTGGAATTTGTACAAAAAAAAATAAAAGAATTAAGTAATGAAAAGACCAAATAAAACTGGTCTTTTTTTGTAAAACACAAAAATTCAGAAAGGAAAATAAATGAACGAAAAAGACATAGACAGAATAGCAGACAAAATAATAGAAAGAATGAAAAATGAAAAAGAAATAAAAACTGAAAAACAACTAACGCCATTTCAAAAGACAGAAAAATTATTATCTGAATTAGCATTACTGAAAGGTGCTATTGATTCCAAAAATATGCTTATAGAGGATTTGAAGAAAGAGGGAATATCAATTCAGAAAAGAGAAACAGGAGTTAATGTACAGTCTAGTAAAGTATACCTATCAGAATTAGAAAAGGTTGAAAATAGAATTGAAAAATTAAAGGAGGAAATCGTAAGAATAGAAAATGTTGTTAATATGGTTGAAAGAGCATTAGGTACAATTAGGAATAATAAATATTACGATATAATAGAAATGAAGTATTTTGATGATTTAACATTTGAGCATATATCTGAAAAATTAGATATAAGCGTTATAACTGCAAAGAGATATAAAAATAAAATGATTAGACAGTTGCAACTAGTTATATTTTCAGATGATGTAATAAAAAATATATTAAATTGAAAAATGATACTTTTTTGATATTGTATATAATTTTTAATATGTTATAATATGTCAAGATGAAAGAGTATGAGTTGAGTACTTGTTATTGGATCCTTGATTTATATAAGGACAAGACAGTTTAAAAGCTGTCTTTTTTTGTTGCAAAAAGGAGGTGGTAGCATTGAAATTAAATACTAGACAAAAGGCTTTTTGTGAATATTATGTAGCTTGTGGAAATGCTACTGAATCCGCAATAAAGGCTGGGTATAAAGAAAAGTATGCAGGTGTAAATGCTGATAAATTACTAAAGAATACTAATGTTTCTAAATATATAAAAAAGATAATGGAAGAACATGCAAATAATAGAATAGCTAAAGCTGAAGAGATACTGGAGTTCTTAACTGCAACTTTAAGAGGAGAAGTAACTGAAGAAGTAGTAGTGGGAGGATTTGGAAAATCAGCAACAGAAAAAATAATTAAAAATGTAGATTTAAGAGATAGGTTAAAAGCAGCGGAATTGCTTGGTAAACGATATAGATTGTTTACAGATAAAGTTGAAGTTGAAGGAGTTGTGCCTGTTATGATTGTAGGTGAGAGTGAACTTGAAGAGTAGAAAAGTGAATCTGCCGGAACTGGTTGGAAAAGGATACAGAGATTTTTGGAACTTCAAGGGAAGGTACAAGGTCGTAAAAGGATCAAGAGCAAGTAAGAAAAGTAAAACAACGGCATTATGGATAGTCTACAATATGATGAAATATAGGAATGCAAATACTCTTGTTGTACGTAAGGTATACAGGACTTTGAAAGACAGTTGCTACTCAGATTTAAAATGGGCAATATATAGATTACAGGTTCAAGACTATTGGGAGTTAAAAGAAAGTCCACTTGAAATAACGTATAAACCAACAGGGCAAAAGATTTTATTTAGAGGTTTCGATGATCCGTTGAAAATTACATCTATTTCAGTTTCTGTTGGACAATTATGTTTTTGTTGGGTAGAGGAAGCATATGAGTTGACAGATGAAGTAGCGTTTAATATGCTAGATGAGAGTATAAGAGGTATTGTTGAAGAACCATTATTTAAACAAATAATCATTAGCTTCAATCCTTGGAATGAAAGGCACTGGCTTAAAGCTAGATTTTTTGATAGAAAAGATAAAAATATTTTAGCTCTTACAACTAATTACCTATGTAATGAGTGGCTTGATGAATCTGATAAAAAGCTATTTGAAGATATGAAAAAGAATAATCCTAGGCGGTATCAGGTGGCAGGGCTTGGCAATTGGGGGATTGTTGAAGGGCTTGTTTATGAGAATTGGAGAGAGTTGGAATTTGATTGGAGAGAAATTTTAAATAAAAGGCAAAAAGCAAAAGCAGTATTTGGGTTAGATTTTGGATATACGAATGACCCTGCTGCTTTTTTTTGTGGGATACTGGACATGGAGCAGAAAGAAATTTATGTTTTTGACGAAATATATCAAAAAGGAATGCAAAATACAGCTATTTATAACAATATAGAAAAGCTTGGATTTAGAAAAGAAATAATAGTTGCAGATAGTGCAGAACCAAAGAGTATAGAACATTTAAGAAGTTTGGGTTTGACAAAGATAAAAGCATCTAAAAAAGGGAAAGATAGTATAAATGCTGGAATACAGTTTATTCAGGATTTTAAAATTTTTATTCATCCAAGGTGTGTAAATTTTTTAACAGAGATATCTAATTATGCTTGGGATAAAGATAAATTTGGAAAAGCAGTAAATAAACCGATAGATGACTTTAATCATTTAATGGATGCCATGAGATATGCACTTGAGGATTATATGAGAAATAATCGGATGAAGACAATTAATAAAAATATATTGGGGGTGAGATGATGGAATTAAAAATATTGGAGAAAGCATTGTGGGATTTTTTAGTAAATGATTTAGCACGGCTACAAAAACTGGAAGATTATTATGTTGGTAGACATAAAATATTGGAAAAACCTAATAGGTTGAAGGAGAAACCAGATAGTAAACTTATCCACAATTTTCCAGGCTATATAACTACGATAGCAACAGCTTATTTTATTGGGAAAAATATCAATTATAAGTTGTTGGAAGATAATTTGGCTAATGAGTACGAAATGGTTGGAAAATATTTAGCAACGGAGGAAGAACAGCAGTGTAATTATGAGCATGCTGAAAACTGTTCGATTTTTGGGCGGTCGTATGAGTTATGGTATAAAAATATAGATAATACGATAAATTTTAAAACATTGGATCCTCGAGATGTTTTTGTTATTAGAGATAATACGATAGACAAAAATATTAAATATGCGATTCGGTGGAATAAAGAAAAAAACGAAAACAATGAGTATGATTATATTTTGGAGATTTATGATGATAAAACTGTAACTGTCAATACATTTACTTCTGTTATGGATTATGAAGGGATTATACTAACTCCACAGGGGCAAGGCGAAACTAGATTACACGGATTTAACAAAGTACCAATTATTGAATTTATAAACAATAAAAGGAAACTTGGGGATTTTGAAAAAGTAATAACACTGATTGATGGATATAATGAAGCGGTATCAACTTCATTAGACGATATGAAGGATTTTACAGACGCAATCCTAGTATTGACAAATATGCAAGGAACTGATGAAGAAGATATAGAGAGTTTGAAGAAAAACAAAGTGATGTTATTAGGAGAAAATGGAGAAGCTAACTGGCTAGTAAAAAATATAAACGACACATATTCTCAAAATAATAAAAATAGACTGAACCAGGATATTCATAAATTTTCTTTTATTCCTGATATGCAAGACGAAAATTTTGCCGGAAATAGTTCGGGCGTGGCATTAGGATATAAATTGTTAGCACTTGAACAACTAACTGCACAAAAAGAAATGTACTTTAAAAAAGCATTAAATGAAAGGCTAGAGTTAATTTTTGATTATTTTGGATTATCATTGAAACCGCTAGATGTTCAAAAAATATTTACAAGAAATACTCCTGAAAATTTGGTTGAACTTTCAACTGTAATAACAAATTTACAAAATGTTGTATCACAAGAAAGTTTAATATCATTATTGCCTTTTATTGAAGATACTGAAGCGGAATTGAAAAAGATTGAAAAAGAAAATCAAATTGAACAACCGTTGGAATATAAAGGATTAAAAAATGAACAGGAAAAAATAGATGAAAAACAAGAATAAAGAATATTGGGAAAAAAGGCAACTTGCACGAGAAGAGTTATCATTTAACAAAGGTACAGAAGCATACAAAGAATATGTAAAAATACTTAGTGAGAGTAAAAAAGGAATAGAGAATAAAATAGCCCAATTATACGCTAAATATCAACAAGAAGTGACAAAACTAGGTGTTGATAAGATTCAAGCGAATAAACTGCTTCGTGGTACTGAGTATAAAGAATGGCGATACAATATAGGAAAATATGTAGAGGAAATTGAAAAGTTGAAAAAAAGTAATCCTGTTGAGTTTAGAAAAATGTCAGTTGAACTTGAAACCTTGGCATATAGAAGCCGTATCAGTCGACTGGACAGTTTAAAAGCAGGTGTTGACTATGAACTTATACAGGCAGGGGAGAAAATAAAAGGTAAAGTGACAGATACATTGGCTGATGTTTACGAAGATACTTATACATCATTTGTTGAGGATTTGAATTTTAAAAAAGGTGTAATTAGTAGTAGTACAATAAAAATGGCACTGGAGCAAGAATGGAGTGGGGCTAATTATTCAAGTAGAATATGGAGTAACATTGATAATTTAGCGAAAGCGATAAAGAATGAAGTGATTGTTGGGCTGAATAAAGGTATTAACTATAGAACTATGTCGCAAAATATAGCTAAGAAGTTTGATACAAGTTATAAAAATGCTGAAAGGCTAGTAAGAACTGAAACTGCCCATATACAAAACCAAGCAACGCTTATGGGGTATAAAGATTCTGGAGTTGTTAAGTATGAGTTTTTAGCGGTATTGGATAGTCGAACAAGTCATACTTGTGCTAGTCTTAATGGTGAGGTGTTCAAGACGGAAAATGCAATGGAAGGAGAAAATTATCCGCCGATGCATCCGAATTGTAGAAGTACGGAGTATAAAGATGAACCGCTGGAATTGTTGCGAAGATATGAACAAAAAATCGTTAAGAAAAGTAAAGAAAATGCGTTGGTAATAGCTAAAAATGGAGATATTTATATTTTGAAAGGAGATGAAAATTCGATACTAAGTCATAAGATGACTAAAATTAACTTTGAAGACGCTTTGTATACTCACAACCATCCTAAAAATAGTAATCACGAGTGGGGATTTAGCAATGATGATTTTAGTTCGTTCACTAATTTGAAATTGAAATATTTAGCTGCAATTGATGAAAAGTATATCCATGAGTTATCAAAAGACATGTTTGAAATGAAAGATATGATGGCGGAGATAATAGCAAAGCAAGGTGACTTACTAGATAAAATGACATTTAAAATCTGGAGAGAACTAAAGCAGTATGAAACAGCAAAAAAAAAGGGATTAAGGTATAGAAGAAATGAAATTAACGGTAGATAGTGAATTATATAAAAACTTTAAAAAATTAAAAGAAGCAGAAGAAAGAGTTAGTACTGCTAAGAATAGCGAGGAGAAAAATTACTTGTATAAGGAATATCTGAGAATGGACAGAGAATTTTTTGAAGAATTGAAATGCTCTGAGGTTGCAAAAGAGATAGGTTTGATTGTTGTACGAGAATTGTATGAATTGTATTTTAGTGAAAAAAAATCAAAAGAGTAGTTTAACGACTGCTCTTTTTATTTGTCGTACTGATGGACATTAAACATCTGGATAGAAAATAGTCGACAGACTTTAAATGGGAGGATAATTATGTCAGAAAATACATTTACACAGGAACAAGTAGATGAAATGATTAAAGAAAGAATTGCAAGAGAGAGAAAAAAGTTTGAAAGTGAGAAAAAAGAA